CGGCCTGGGTGATGGTGACGACTCGAGTCGTCGCAACACCGGAGCCGTTGTCGGCCACGGCGATCGCCCAGGTCTCGGTGACGTTGTTGACGTCCTTGAGGGCTCGGACCATGCGATCGATCATCGACCCGCGACCCCACTGGGCGCCGTCGCCCGGGGCGACTACCTGAACCGGCGTATTCAGCGGGCCCGTCGGCGCGGGCAGCGCTTGGCCGATGATCAGGATGCGAAAGGTCCGCGCCGGCAGCCCGGTGAGCGCCTGGCCGCCGTCAAATCCGGCGTAGACGCCGGGGATCAACCAGGTGGCAGGGACGGCGTTGATGGAAAGGCCCATGACTTAGGCGTCCTTCTTGGCGGGGGCGGGGGCGGGCGGCGGGGCGGCGGGAACCACCTCGATGTCCCCATCCTTCAACCGGCGTTCCCAGTGCGAGCTCCAGATCACGGTCAGACCGTCGCTTGGAATGACGGCGGCCGTGGCCGGGTCGCGGACCCTGCGGCCCTCGGCCGCCTTGATGGTGAGGATGTTGCTCATGACGCCCCTTGCAGGATGACGGTGTCCACAGCGGCGGCGTCGCCGTCGTCGGGGAGCGGAGGTTGGACGTGACCGAAGGGCGGCAGGTCCCAGTCGGCGTGGAAGGTGGTGAAATCCGCCAGGCCGGAGGGCTGGCCCGCGTCAAACGGGATCGAGGTGGCGAAGCTCAGTGCGAACAGCGACACGTTCGGCGCCATCTTGGTGTTGTCGATCGCCACGCCCTGCATCGACTGCGGTTGCAGCGGGCTGATATCGAGGCCAAGCGACTGCCCGGAGAGCAGGCCGAACACATCGAAGGCGAGCTGATAGGAGCCGGGAAGCGCTGGGTTGGCCGGATCGCCGTGACGGCGCGACACCTCGTTGCGGGCATTCTGGGCGCCCACCACCACACCGAAGCCGCAGTTGAGCTTCCACGAGCCGCGCCCCAGCTGCTCGGCCGAGTGCACGCCCCCGAACACCGCCCAGCAGGCAGGCCAGCGGATCGTCTCGCGCTCCAGCAGCTGGTCGAAGTTCTCCGGCCAGCTCATCAGCGAACCTTGTGGGTAGGCGTAGCCCAGCACACCGGCTTCGCCGGCAGCCTGAATGCGGGCGAGCATCGCGTTTTCGACGACGGCGGGCGTGGTCATGCGACCCTCGCCGCGATGTAGCGTTCAACCTGGTCGGCGATCTCGATTCGATCATCCTCAGAGATCCCGAGGAACGGGCGCGCCGGCAGGGTGACCGAGGCGACCTGACGCCAACCGATGCCGGGCAAGCGGAACTTCAACGCGCCGCCGGCCTTGGCGCGGATCGTGCCGCCGAACTGCTGGATGGCGGCGTAGATCAGGTTGGTGCCGATCTGCGCCTGGGTGGCGGACGCCTGATGGGTGATGGATTGGCGAAGGCGTCCGCGATCAATCAGCGTCTTGCCGCCTTGCTGACGGGCCCGGATCGAGGGCTTCCAGGGCGCGCCGTCGGGCCCCTTTTGCTGGTCGAAGCGGCGAATGGTCGAGCCTTCGATCGCAGCCCCGATGCTGTCCATGAGCGCGCGACGCTCTTCCAGGCCGCCGGCCACGCGGCCGAGCGCGCGCTCCACATCCTTGAGGCCAGGCGTTTGGACGGAGAGGCTGACGCCGGTCATCACAGGCCCCGCATGCCGTCGCGGGTAAACCGGCGGTCGGGACCGGAGGTCAGTACGAGCGCCGACTCGATCTCATCGTCGCCATTCACCTCCAGCTTCAGATCGCCGGCCCGAATCTGGCGCAGCAGCTTAATGGCGTCGTCGTAGCGCGCGCGGACCTGATCCGGCACTTGATCGCCCTGCAGCCGATAGCGAACGATGTCGCACGCCAAATCCACCAAAAGCGGTGGGGTGGACGGCAGCGGCAAGGTGTAGGTCGCGCCCACATAGCCGTCGATCAGGCTGTCAGCATAGGTGAACGCAGCGCCCGCCACGTCCTCGTCGATGGCGTTGGTCGGAGGCGTGGCCCGGTCGGTCAGCTGAATGATCAGCGTCTCACCAAAGCGGTTCACCAGGTCGGATACGGCGGCGTAGGTCATGGCTAGTCGCTCGCGGCTCTTCGCGCACGCGCCGGAGCGCGCGCCGGAGCGGCCGCCGCCGCAGAGACCGCTCCGGGGGCTCCGCCGGCGCTACCCTCCCCAGGGGCGCCGTCAGCTTGGGAAACGTCGGACGCGGCGGCTGTCACGGCCGCGCCCTCCGACGCGGGGGAAGTCGACCCCGCGCTGCCCGAGAGGTCTAAGACCTCATCCTTCCCGGTGACAGCCGGGTTACGGGCACTGGATTTCAGGAATCGAGGATCGGCCCAGCCGTCGCCCACCTTCACCTCGATCCGGATCGCCGAGTCGACCATCAGGTCGCGGCGATCGGCCTCAGTCAGCCGGTCCACGGCCGCCGCATCGAGCTCGATGGCGAGGCGGCCGTCGCCCAGCGTCTGGGCGTTGGCCCGGTCGAAGACCAGGCCGCCCCGACGCTGAACGCGGGTGGAGGTGATGCGAAGACGGGCGGCGGTCATGGCGATCAGGCGAGCCAGGGCACGACGAGCAGCTCGGCGGTCCCCTTATAGACGTTGGTGGCGCCGTACTGATCGCGCTCGGCGTTCAGGATGGTGAGGCCGGCGTGCTCCAGCGCCGGAGGCACGACGAGCAGGTTCGGCATGACGCCGATCGGCCGGCCGTAGTCCGACTTCACGCCCATCATGGCCTGGCGCGCCGCGCCGTAGTTGTCGCCGGTTAGGGCCGCCTTGGAGCCCCAGGCGAACTGGGGGAAGGCGTAGCCCACGTTGTGACGGCCATCGACGCCGAACACGAACTCGCGACGGTCGAAGACGTTGTCATCGTCCGGGCGGTTCTTGGCCACGAACTCGAAGGGCTTGCGCTCCTGGAAGATGATCGGCTTCAGCGAACGGCTGGCGTCGATCAGGTACCAACCCGGCCCGTTGCCGGGGTTGGCGTCGGTGTTGGCGTAGGTCGCGGTCTGGCCATTGGCGTCGAGCACCGGGTGGGCATTCGAGAAGAAGGGGACGCCATCGAAGCCGTTGGTGGCGAAGCCGCCGGCGAGCGCGGTAGCGAACACCAGCTGGTCTTTGTGGGCCATGGTGGAGCGACCCATCTCTTCGAACAGCGGGCCGTAGATGCCGAGGTTATCGTCGGCGATGTCGTCGCGATCCACCGAGATGGTCAACTCGAACGACTTGTTCTTGATCTGGTAGCTGGAGATGCTGAGGTTCTGGACCATCCGGTCGCCCACCCACTCGCGGACGTTCGGAATCTTGCCGAGCCAGCCGTACTCTTCGGACTTGGTGGTCGAGGGAACGACCGTCGCCACGCGCTCAAATTGGGAGACGGCCTGGGTCAGCCCACCCTGATAGCGGGCGTTGAAGCTGATGCCGAGGTTGACGAGGTTGGTGCGGTTCAGGATCACGGTGCGGGGTCCTCAGAGGTCGTAGACCGGGCCGCCGATCGCCACCCAGACGCCCTGGGCGTCCACGTCGCAGATCCGGCCGGCCTGGGGGCGAGCGTTGCTGTTCGAGGTCTTCGCGACCGTGTGGTCATCGACGACGTAACAGGGGTTGCCGATGTCGGCGGCCGCGATGGCGTCGCCGGCGGCGGAGTTGTCGAACCGGTAGATGCCGGGCCGAACCCCGACCGCCAGCGCGCCGTCGGCGCCGGCGGTGTTGTCGATGGTCTCGTGCGCCCGGCCGTCAGCCTTCAGCGTCGAGACAGCGGCCCCCGGCACCGCGAAGCCGTTGGCGTCGAGGCAGACGAGAGCGCCGAGCCAGATCTTCACCCCACCCTTGACCGGGCGGGCGAAGCGGTCGCCGGTGCGGCGGGGCGTGTTGCGTTCAGCAGATAGCGCGGCCATCAGGCGCCTCCCATGGCGGCTTTGGATTTCTTGAAATCTTCGACCGAGACGCCGAGGGCGGCCGCAGCGGCGCGCTCCTCACCGGTCAGCTCGGCGTTGGGATCGGCCGGCGCACGGGCAGACGCCGTAGCGCGTTGATCCGGATTCACGATCGCCGGCTGGACGCCGATGAACTTCTCGAACCGCTCGAAGTCGGTGGTCGCGAGATCCAGCGCCCAGTCGCGCATGGCCGGGCTGATCTTGCCGGACGCTGTCGCCGCATCCACGGCGGCCTCGGCTTTGGACTTCGCGCCGGCGGCCTTCAGGGTCGCGAGGTCGGCGCTGAGGCCTTCCACCAGGCTGAGGGGCGCCCACTTGGTGGGGTCGGGCTTACCGCCGGCCGCCGCCGTGGCGCGGGCTTCAGTCACGGCCGCCACCACCGCTTCGGGCTTGGCGTCGGCTGTGAGGCCCGCCGCCGCCGCAATGGCAATCAGCGAGGTCTGGGCGGCGCGGCCGGCCGCGAGAGCGGTTGCGATCATCGCATCGGTCGCATCCGCGCCGAGGCCCAGCGCCTCGGCGAGCTTGGTCTTGTCCATGTCGCCTTCTTCAGGTTGGGCGCTGGCCACGGCGGCCAGCTCGGTGATCGCGGGAAAATTGGTCAGCCCGGCGTTGTCGATCCGGGTCACACGGCCGGAGCCGCGCTCGTAGGAGAAGTAGGGGCTGATGTAGCGGTACTCGCGGGCCCGCAGACGTTCCGCAGCGGAGGCCGTCCACTCGACCTCGGCGTAAATGCCGTCGGGCTCAGCGGTCAGGGCTTTAATCCAGCCCGACGCCGGCGCATCGCGGCCTTCCGGGGCGGCGAACACCAGGGCGTGGTTATAGTCGATCGGCAGCTGGGTTCCGGCAGCCGCCTTCAGTGAGGCGTCCACCACGCGCTGGGCGTGGGCCAGGTCCTGCAAAATCCAGGGGCCGCGCCCGTCCCCCGGCCGCGCCATGATTTTACCCATGGGGAACAGGCGGAAACGGGTCTTGGGCTCGCCTTGCGCATCCGCGACCTCGACGGCGCAGGCGGCCGAGGCGAAAAGGGTCGGAGGCTGAAGGGCGGCGGTCCTCATCGACCCGCACGTTGCCGGACCACGAACGGCCCGATCACCCTGAAATATTTCAGGGTGAAGCGACGGCGTCGATCACGGGGATGCACCCACTATCGCGCTCTGAGGCGGTTCTGAGAAGGGGCTAAGCGCGGGTATAGATGCGCGCGTCGGCCGAGGCGCGCAACGCGTCGAGATCCACCGCGTGATCGAGCGAAGCATCCGCCCACCAGCCGCCGCCCCCCCAATCGATCACCACATCGACCGGGCGACCTTCCACGTCGAAGCGTGCCATGTAGCGGCGGACCAGAAGCGAGGGCCGATCGGCGGCCGTGCGCCAGGCGCGCCAGATCTCATCGGGCTGGCGCAGGGCGAGCCCGATCAGCGGCAGGGTGCGGAGCACGGGTTTGGCCACCCGCACCGGCTTGCCCACCGAGTTTTTCAAAATCGCCGGGCCGATCACCAACCCGTCACCGGAGGGATCGTCCACCACCTTGGACTGGGTGGGGTCGAGGCCGAAGCCGCCCAGGAAGGCGGCGATCGCCTCTTCCGCGCTCACATCGCGCGGCAGGATCATCTCGGCCGAAACCAGGCGGCGATCGGCGGCTTGCGCAGCGGCCCCGGCCTTCCCGCCGCCCTTGATCGGCGGCCCCATGGGCGAGGGCGTGTCGCGCTCCAGATAGGCCTTGCCGACGTTGTAGCCCCAGCCCGCGTCGATCCCGCCCTCCA